TGTTAGTGTTTAAGGAATCACCAACAATAGTTCTTACTTGCTGCAAACTTTGGAACTGTCTTGAATTTACATTCAGCGTATCCGTGATTGCTTGCTTTGCTTTAGTCAAAGCAGCGTTAGCACTATCGCCCGCTATTTGTTTTACGGTATTTAATGTCCCAGATCTGGTCTGAGAATAACAGCTTACCACAGTTATCACTACTAAAATCAAAAGATATTTAATTGTTTTCATATTCGTTCCTTTAGATATTTGGGATTCCTATGTTTAAATCTATATTAGTATCTGGAAACATTTTGTTGCTTGCATTGCCTTTTTTGAAATATTCGTAAATAAATTTGCCTACGAATGGTATGTTTTTGTAGCTTCTTATTGTTTTGTTCCTTTGCTTTAATAAATTATATGTGTCAATTATCATATCAGCAGGAACATCTGCTATCGGAGGTGTTACGGTTTTCGCAATAGCGTCTCCGCCTTCTTTCAAAAATGAACTAACATCGTATCTCGAAAATAACCATAAATTAAAGAAGTTGTCAAGTAATCTTTCGCCAAAAGTTATATTTTTCTTTTTGCCTGTTATATACGAAGCGATAGCATCTCTGATTTCATCTACCGTTGCCCCAACAAGGGTCATCATTGTTGTTAGTTTCATAAACCTGCCTAATGCTTTTATTTTGTCTTCTCGGGTTGCACCTTCAGTTCTTATTTTATCTATGCTTTCTCTTAGTATGTAGTCTAATTGTCTTATAGAATAAGTTTTGAATAAATATACTACTCTCCAATTCCCTGCAATGGCATAATTCGGGGGAGTTTCTAATAATGTTATAGGTTGTCTGTCGCTTAATTCATTAAATAAAACAAATCCCATCCTATCGCTTATATTGTCTATTTTGCCTGTCTTAAATTCTTCAATTACTGCAAATCTATCAGCTTTGTCTGGTAAGTATCTGCTTAGTATCTTATCAAGTGCTACGGGGTCTTTTTTGGCTAAGTCCTGATATTTATAATATCTTGCTAAAATAGTTTTTGATTTACCAAATCCTACATCCCAAAATCTGAATCCAGATAGTCTCATAGTCTCTGAAACAAATTTATGCCTTGCCCCTAATGTACTGAGTTCGTGAGCATATCCGAATGGGTCATATCCTATTACATTCCAGTCTATTCTATTGTTATTAGTAAGTAATGATTTTATTGTTGGTTTTATACCTGTGTCAAGTGTCCATACAATATCTTTCATATTTACAAGTGCAGCATAAATATTACCTAATTTAGTACTTATTGCCATATCTCTGAGGAATAACAAAGCGCCGTTTCTTATTCCGTGTTCGTTGAAATATTTTCTTGTTAAGTTAGTTATTTCACCAAAATCAAATTGCTTTCCTTTTTGTTTTTCAAGGTCTCGTATCATTTGTCCAACGCTTTCTATCGGGTCTCCAAGTTTTCCAAAGAATGTGCGATTGTGATAATATTGCGCTTGCTGTCTTAAGTATAGTTGCTGAGATACCAGCGGGTCGTGATAATATTTGGCTAATTTACCATCAAGCACTGGCAAAACTCTCTTTTTCATACTGTTTAATTCAGATAAAGTTACTCCCAAAGCATTTCTTACATATCCTCTTATTACATTGTTTACATAATCTAATTGCTGTTCTCCAGTCATTTTACCGTATTTTTCTTCTCTGGCAGCAATTAGTTTTTCTATTGTTGGTCTTAAATCGGGGAACATTTCAAATAATTCTTTTCTTAATCCCTTGTAATCTTTAACCATTCTTGCCCAGTATCCTTGTATTAAATTCTTTATCTCGTTTTTAGCTGCAAAATCATCAGCTAAATTTTTTACTTTCATAAATTCATTATAGAATCCTTTTTGTTTTGCGAATTCTACTGCATAATCAAAGTAATCTGCATTTTGAAGGGCTGCGTAAAATTTAGCTTTTTCTTCTTTTGTTAGTTTAGCTTTGCTTATTTTAACATCTAAATCGTGAATAGCTTTGTCTGTTACCATATTAGATTTTGAAATCTTCTGGCTTAATTGTCTGAATTTGACGAATAATTCAGGGGATATTTTTTCAAATCTCTGTGCGAATGTTCTGAATGTATCGCTTGCTAATCCTTTGCCATCTGCATACATTTTTTCAAATGCTTTGCCCGTTCTTTTAATAGGATTTGATGCTTCCTCTATTAAGGGTTCATAAGTCTTACTTAGTTCTTCAAATTTTTGAGCTTTTTCTTTGCCAAAGATTTTCTCCGAATCAAGTTTTTGTATTCTGAAAGGGTTATATTTGCTTTCTAAATATTCACCAATTTTCTCAACTGCAACTTCGCCAAAGTCTCTGGTTATCTTTTTAACTTCATTCCATATTTTTAATATTTGTGGCTTGGCTATTTCGCCTATTTCTGTTATTAGTTTATTTGAAAAATCTTTGAATGTGTTGAATCCTTCTTTGAAATAATAATATCCTAACTTGATGGTGTTCACCATTTTTGCTGGGTCAATGCCCGAAGATAAATTGTTTAATTCATTCTTGGCTTCTTGTTTTAACCTTTCAATTGTTTCGTTAGTGGTTTTAGGTTGTTTTGCTTTTACCTTAACTTCGGGAAGTTCTGCGGGTTTTTCTGGTTTAACTTCTGGCGTTGTAGGTTTTGCTTCTGGTTTAACTTCAGTAAGTTGCTCCTCTACCTTAATAGATTTCTTTGCTTTAACTAAATTTTCAGAAGGTTTCTCTTTTTTGAATAACTTAGTTAATTCCTGAAATACTATATCAGATTTCCGTTTAGCTCCGTCAAATTGTGAGTTAATCCATATATTTTTTAATCGTTGTCCTATTTTTTTTTCCAAAGCAAATATGTCAATTTGTTTGCCCGTTGGGAATTGGGATTTTATCATACCTCTCGTGTCTATACCAACATATTTCGTTAACCAATCAGAAACAACAAAAACCATACCTGTAGGACTATTCATATATTTTTCTAACCGAGAGATGGTCTCAAAATTTATTGGCTCATATTTACCAGTATTTATGTAAGCAGCAATATCCATTTTTTCTTTAAGAGAGGCATTCTCAATCAAATCATCAATATTCTTAAATCGTGAGAAAATTTTCTCTAATTCGGGCAATGCCTTTATATCAAAAGTTTTTTCTACTTCACCCGTTGCATACTTCTCTTTATTTATTTTCTCTATATTACTTTTTATATCGTCAATTATTTTTGATTTCTCTCCTACCTTTGGTGTAATCTCAGTAGGTTTTTCTATCTTAGTCTTTGGCGTTGTAGATTTTACTTTTGGCTTAACTTCAGTAGGTTGCTCCTCTACCTTTGGTGTAGTCTCAGTGGGTTTCACTGTCTTAGCCAAATCTGGGTAGTACTCTTTTAATATTTCGGGAGGGACTGGTTTTCCTTCTTCAAAAGCATCTTTAACAATTTGAGCGTGGAACTCTTCCATATTCCCAATCATTTCCTGTCGTCTAAATATCCATTTTTCTAACTCGGCTTCTGTCCCTTTTTTCCCAGTTTCTTTTTCAAATTGTCTTGCTATTTCATTTGCTACAAATTCATTTTTTGTCTGTTCCCAAATTTCTTTTTCTGCTTTAGTCTTTGGGGTTAACGGTTGCTTTTCTGCTTTGACCTCTGGTGTTGCAGGTTTCCCTTCTTCTTTCGGTGTAGTCTCAGTCGGTTTTTCTGAGGCAGTTCCTAAGGTTTCGGGTTTTGGCTCTGTAGCTGTTTTGGGTTTTTTCCGTAAATTGCCTTTGCTGTCATAATAAAAACCTTCAGGGGCATATTGATTCTCTTTGAAATATTTTGCTTCTTCTGGGGTTAATTCAGCACCTCTTCTTAATTTGCTTTCAATTCTTTCATCTATTGGTAAAGTTTTTTCGCTTTCAATAAAACTTTGTTCAAATTGTTTGTTTAATTTTTCCGTTTCTATCCGACTTTGCTCTTTATTTTCTTTACTTCTTCTCAGAAATTCGTCTTTAATAATCGTTTCATAATTTTTAATATAATCTTCAAATTCACTATTTAGTTTATTTTTATCTTTTTGAGATAATTTATCATATTCAGATTTTGTGATATTTTTCTCTTTGCGGAATTCTTCTCTTAATTGGTCCATTGTTTTTAGATTATTTGAATCTATTCCGCTTGATTCTGCTTTAGTTTCTACTTTCGGTGCAGTCTCAGTAGGTTTTTCTATCTTAGTCTCTGGGGTAAAATTGGTGCGTGATGAGGTATCAATAGTGCCATATTTTTTTTCTGCAATATCCAGTGCTTTTGCATAAATAGCACTTTCAATCGCCCTCGCTTGCATATCAATAACCGTTTTCCCCTCTATTGGTATTAGATTGTCTGGGTTATTTCTTGCATCTTCTAATATTTTATTAAATTCTTCAGTTGTTGTATTCCTCTTAACAAAATTGATTATTTCGGGCGTTGTTGCGTCCATAAAATCCTTAAAAGAAGTAATTTCTTTTACTCTTGGCGTTACAGTCTCAGGTTTAATCTCTAATGGTACAGTCTCAGTGGGTTTTTCTGCTTTAACTTCTGTTTCTACGGGGGTTACTTTTTCTTCGATTTTCCCGCTTTCGATAGGGCGATTGCTACTGCTTGTTTCTGGGGATAGCCCTCGTGTCTCAGTTTGCTGATATTCTGGCTGATTACTTTCTGTGATTTTCCCTTCTTCAGTGGCATTTTTTACCTCCTCTGTTTTAGGTTGTTCTTTTGGTTTTGTTAATTCATCGTATTTTTCTTTTGATATTCTTTTACCGTTTTCATCAATGTAGTATAATCTGCCTCTAATGTCTCTTTTTTCTTGTGGAGTTCGGGGCTTTTGTTCTGTTTTAACCCTTGTTTGTTTAACTTCTGGAGTAGTGTTTTCTAATTGGCTTAGTTTGTCATTCAAATCAATTATTTGTTTGTTCTTTAATGATATTTCACTAATAAGTTGTTTTCTTGTTTGAACTGCTTCAGGACTGTTATCACCAGACAATTCTTGTATTTTCTGTCTTGCTACTTCTATATCGGCATATAAACTGTTCTTTTCGTTTTTAAGATTGTGATATTGTTTGCCTAATTCTGTTTTGGGGTCTATTGCTACGCCTTTGCGGGTTACTTCTATTTTTGATTCAGGTAATAATTTAGGTTCAACTGTTGTTCTTTCTGGAATAATATCTGAAGTAATCCCTTTCCCTTTGATAAGACTGTGGACGCCTTTGAATGCTAATAATGTTGCTATTAGTTTAGCGCCTTCATCTAATCTTTCGTTTATTTCATCTGCTTTTTTTAATCCTTCTTCTTCGGGGAGTGTTGGGTCTATAAATCCTCTGGATAAGTAATCATAATAGAATCCTTTGCGAATATCCTCCCAACCTTTTTCGCCGACAACTGATTTTATTCCTTCTTTAGTTAAATCAACTGCTGTTGCAGGAAAACCTAATATACCGTTGAATATATTTTGTTCGGTTTCAAATATTTTTCGTCCTGTGCTTCCTTCAGGCATTGATTTTTTAGGCAATTCAAACATTACATCATTAACAACCCCTAAAGCACCCATAGGAATTATAAATGGTATATTGACTAATCCTAATCCAATATCCAACGCACCCGCTACAGGATTATCTTTTAATTTATCCATACCTCTGCCTAAGTATTCAAACGGTGCTTTAACCGATGCAATGGTATGCTCGAAGTAATCCGCTATGGTTCTTGGCTGTTGTTCTGGCGTGGTTTCGGGCTGAGTTGTTAAACCATACTTTGCAGATTCTTTTAGTTTATCAAAATTTATTTTGCTAAAATCAGGGACTCTTGATTTTTGCTTTTTATCGCTCATCTTGTTTTTGCCTCAATGTATAATTCTAATGCACGGATTTGTGCTGGGGTTAAAACATTCTGTCTTTTTAGTTCTTCAAGTTGATTATACATAATTTGTTTTTTAAGTCTTGCTTTTTCATCAGAAGGCATATTGGGGTTTTTCTTTATTGCTTCATTGACTATTGAGTTTGTGTTAGCCCACATACTGCCTATGAGTTTATCGTTTTCGCTTAATGATGCTTTGGTCAGTAATGAGTGCAAAGGTTCTTGGACTATTACTCGCCACATTTTTTTATCAATTTCAATTTCTTTATTATCTTTGTCAACATATTTGATTTTCGATTCATCGTCTCCAAACTGTTTATATAACTCAAGTAATTTTTGCACTTCACCTACATCCGAAGCAATGTTATCATCGTTTAACCCAGGAAGTGTAGCATTATCAGAACTGCCGTTGTTACTATTGTTATTTGCTTCTCGATAAACTTCGCCTATATCTTCCCATCTTCCTGTTTGTTTATTATATGCCTTAAATACGGGTCTGCCATTTTCTACGCCTGTAAAACTTTTTCCGTATGGGTCTTCAAGTTTTGATTGGTCTTGTTTGGGCATATAATACATATTCGGGGCAAAAACACTTCCTATTGTAGGAAATTGTTTTTGAATTTGCTCGCCTGATACAGAACCTTCGGGAATGCCTCCGTATAATCCTGAATATACAGGTGTGTATTTGCTTAATAATTCAGCACCTTTTTCTTCTATTAACGCTTTATTTCTGAGGTTGTCCGATTCAAGCTGGGCTTTTCTGTATGCGTCTGTTAAACTAAGTTGTCTTAGTTGAAAAGCAAGTTCCTGCTCTCTTTGTTTTCTTTGTTCTTCAAGTTTTTGCTGGGTTTCTAATGATTCTATTAAACCCTTGCCAAAACCTGCAATAAAATTTCCGAAGTCATATCTTGCCATTTTATCCTCCTTATCTTCTAAATCCACCTACGGCTGGTAATGCTGCCGCTGCCATACCAACTGGGGCTAAGCCTGGTATCAGCATTGATGCAAAGAGTCCTCCCATTTGACCAATAGATTGGAGCATATTAGCTGTGGATTGATTTTCGCTTGCTTTTAATTGTGCTTCTCTGTCAAATTGGTGTGCAAATGAACCACCAATTTGCCCGATTTGATTTAATACTTGGTTTTGGTTTCCTAATGCAAAATTTAGTACACTTTGGTTTATATTGTCTTGTCTTTGCCGCATTAGTTCCTGAGCTTTTATATTTGCTATATTCTGCCCGCCTGCATATCCTAATCCACTTGCAATACTTTGTGATAATAGTGTGTTTGCTCCCATTACGGGGGTGTTCATTTGTAAGTATTTTCTGAATTGCTGATATAATGGTGATTGGAAATCGGTCAAATTAAATAAATTAGCTAATCCTAATTGCCTTATAGCATCTTCCCATCTGCCCTCAGAAGCTAATTTTCCGAATGCAGTTGTGTCTAAATAAGAATTAGTCTGTGGTGTGTATGGCTGAGCTTTTCTTTGCAATTCAGCAATCTTTGATTTATAATCCCAAATAGGCGCTGGCATTGTTAGTCTCCTTTTATAATTCCTGCTTCAATTAAATCTTTAATAAGTGTTCCTAATACACTTGCAAGTGTATTTATGTCAGAGGTTTTAAGGTCGTAAACTCTTTTTTCGTCTAAGTTTTTTATGATGTATTTTTTATTTATTACTCTTTTGTTTATTAAATCTTCAATTTCCTGTACTGTTCTTGTAGTGTTAATTCTTTCTTTCATCTTTTGCCTTCCATTTCTCTGTATATCAATTCTAATCCTTTTACAAAATTATTACCCGAAGAAGCACTTAGTTTTATCATTATTGATTTGCCGTATTGAAGTATGTTATCTTCATTTGTGTACGGGGTTGAGGGTGTGTCGGTGTCTATCCCATAATACATATTTACCGTTCCACTAATGCCCGCTTTTATTTTAATGAATGATTTTTTTTGTAAACTGTTCTCTAATCCTATTCTTTTTGATGTCCATTCCCAATTTCTGTATGAATTACCAGCAAATAATTGTTTAGTCGCTGTGCCGTAAGATAGATAAATTTCTCCATTTTTGCCTTTGAATTGTCCTGAGTTAGCACTTGAATTATACCCGAAATCCCAGGCATCCCATCTTTTTAATTCGTAATTATAAGCCCAAGCAAATAATTGATATACTCCGCTGTTATCTACTTCATTTATGAATAAGATATATTTTTTAATCGGTTCTGAAGTTACAATAATATCATTTATCGAATTGTAAGCAAAACTTTGCCAGCTTTTATATGTTGAAACATATTTTTTTTGTATTGCATAACTCAAGTCAGTAATTTGTCCGCCTGATATTCTCCAAGCTCCGTTTTTATTAGCAAAGAACATTCCTGCTTCGGTTATATGAACTGAACGCTGTCCTAATGCACCAACATTTTCGTATATATCTTCTATGTATAAATTCGCAGGATGAATTCTATATACATTGTTATCCGAAAATGCCCATAGTTTACCTTCAAAAAATGCTAAAGCCGTGATTTTTTTAGGTACTACTACATAGTTATCTACCCAATTAAATGAATTGTATCTGTATGGCTGAGAAGCATAAATTACAGAATCATTATTTGTAACAAAATGGTAGCCGTATCCGTGTGTGCTTAATCTCCATTGTCTTGTTGTTGAGTAAAGTGTTTCGGGAAGCCCTGAGTTTTCTTGGAATGTAACATTTTCCGAATAAGCAAGTTTGCTTGTTGTAAATGAACTTCCACCCGAAGTTGAAACCACGCAGTATGTTCCGTAATCTCTTATGTAATAATATTGTGTGCTTGCGGATGGTTGCCAAGCACTATCGTTTATATCTATGCTGATTATTTTTCTAAATAATCCTATATTTGATGGACTATTATCAGTTGAGTCTGCTCTGTAAATGTTTATTCCTGTTACTCTACGGTCAAGGTTTGTTCCATCGAAGTTCGAGGCAGTCGGATAACCGCCAAGCATTCTTAAATCTAATCTTATGTATTCAAACGCCGTTCCCGTTGTTATAGAAAAGGAATTCAGTGTAGGATAAGCGGACATCGGGGATTCTTCTATGCCGTTGTAAATTAACGATATTCTATATTCGTAATATGTGTTTGCGGGGAAGTATCCCGTAGATCCGCCACCCGAAATTGTCGATAAATAAAAATTATCAGCTGTATCTGCTACAAGCGGTGCAATTGCACTATTGTTTATGTGGAATATTTGTGTAATTACTCCACCTGAGATATAAGCATTAGTATAAGTTGAATTAGATAAAGTAATATATCCGTTGGTCCCATCATGAAATACATTATAAACTTTCCAATATCCGTTAGCTTCGGTTGTCCCCGTTACTCCTGTAATTTTTACTATATCACCTGATTTGTAAGCAAAAGCTCCTGTCCCTGATATATTTACTTGTATTGAACCATCGCCTGCATTTACACAACCTGTTATGTTATGTGTAATTCCGAATCCGAATATTCCTGCTTCTGCGTATGTTATTGTTTTAGAATTCCCTGTTGTGCCTACTATTATTTGTTTTTTGTTATTTGTTAAACTTACTTCATCTGAAGCAACAGTAAATAAAGTTATTTTCTTAGCGAAGTTCTCTTTATTATAAAAATCTGTAATTAAACATATTTCGTTTGCGTTTGAATCGTGATAAATTAAATGATATACATCTCCAATATTTATCATTTCAGCAATTCTGATATTGCTTATAACAGAGTCGGATGCTTTATAATCAGCATCAGTGGGGATTGAACGAAGTATTCCATATATATCCGAACCATCAATATTAAGTGAATACGAAGCGGCTTCTTCGTTAAAATCCTCTGTATCACTTGCGGTGATTATACCGTATTTAAATTCCTTTATGCTGAATACTTGTCTTGGCATTCTATCTTTCCCAAATTTCTATATCAATAGTTCCCCAGCCGTTTGGCAATAAAAATGCTATTGTCGAATTATCAGACTGCGCCCAGCTTACATCACCATTATTGCATTCAATATGCGTGTCAAATTCAAATTCATTTGTAGATGAAATCGTGAATGAATTACTATCTGGCTGTGTGGCAGATAATGTATTATATCCAATTACTGCTATTGGTGTAGCATTTTGTTCGGGGGTTTGCGTCGAAACAAGTGTAAACCTCGCATATTTTGTAAATATGGAGGCAAGTCCGTCTAAATACATAGTTGAACCTGCTGATAAATTATTAGTTCGTTTGGGTAATGAAAATCTTCCTGCTTGTCCATAGAATACTGCGTCGCCTTCTGTGAAATCTCTTCTTTTTGCGTATATTTTGGCTTGTTGTTTAATTTCTAAATATCTTTTATAGTGCCAAGAAGCAAGGTTCACCATAAATTGTGTTACTATTCTACCTTCTATTAAGGTTTGCACTGGATATTTAGAAAAATAATCCTGCAATAAATAATGTTCTAATGCTTTTGCAAAATCTTCAGGAATTGAAATAATTGAATCTTCAGTATTTATTTGTATTGGTTTGTAAATGTAATGTATGTAAATCAACGAAATAGAATCAGGTATTTTCTTTATCGGGGTTCTTGTCATTGAATAAATGAATAATTTATTAAATTCTACTTCGTGGGCTAAATAATAATCTTCCAAATCAGTGTTTTGTCCGTTTATATCGTATGCTCTTATATCATACAATCTGACAAAATCATTTGGCAGTTCCCAAGCTGTGTTGCTGTGAATATCATTTAATGTGGCTCTTTTCTGCAATAAATCTAAATCATTACAGAAAATTTTCTGTGCTTGGTCTAAATCTTTAAGTATTTGCTGAATGCTTATATCAGGAAATACTCTTCTTATATTTTCAACTATTGTTTGTGCAGTCATTTTATGTTCCTGCTACTAATATTTCTACTTGTGCGGTTTGATTCGATGTTGGAGAACTTAAGTTGTAATCCAGTGGACTACCCGCTGCTAAAGGAATAAGGCATACATCCCCAACGCCTTCTAATTGTGCAATTTGGGTTGTACCGTATTTTAATATTACTATGGGGGATTGTGTGCTTAGCTGAGATAATATTTTTATGTATATAAATTTCAAACCCTGTGGTAAGCCCGATATTATTGTATCTAAATCAGTATTCGAAGCAGTTGTGTTATAATTTGCTGTTTTTACATTATTCGCAGTTGTCCCAAAGTTTCGTTCTGAAGAACCTCCAAAGGTTTTTTCTATTATGCTGTTTATTGTGCTAACAGTTTCAACTCCATCGGATAATGTGTTTATTTCAATAGGGATTGCGCTTACATTATATCTTATCTTAAATGTTGCCATTTTGTATTCCTTTAATGTAATTATTAAATTCTTCTCTTAATTTGTCAAGTCCAAGTGATAATTGTTGGTATTGTAAGTTGTATTTATTTATCATTGCAGTAATTCTGCTTACTTCTTGGTTTAATCTCTGGGCTGCTTGTTCGGTTTGCTGCGCATATAATCTTAAATTCATTTCATACTGAGATATTTGGGTTTCTAATTGTTTTGAAGCGTTTAATATGTCAGATTCTAATTTTTTAGCTTTATTGTTAATTGATAATTCTAACTCAGCTCTGCGGTTTGCTATATCTACCTGAGATTTACTTTGATAGTTAGCAAGCTCTGTTTCAATGAATTTTTGTGCATTAAATTTATTTAGTTCTATTTGTTCACGGGTTTGCTGAATTAATCTTTCCTGAGTTAATCTTGCATTTTCAATAGCTACTTGAAGTTTTGCAGTAAATTGTTCTTTGTTTTTATTAAACTCATTAAGTGAATTAAGTAAATTCTTTTGGTATTCTTCAAGTTGAGTATTGATTTTATTTAGATGTGCGTTAGATAATTCAATATCTTGATTTGTTAATGCACTGTCAACTGATGAATAACTCGGGGTTAATGCAAGTGAGCTGTAATCTAAAGTCTCATTGAATGTTATTAAAGTTGACGCAATTGTATCTATAAGTGCTTTTTCATAAATCGCTGATGTGTACGAAGCACTATTGTAAGTTGCATCTGTGTAAGTTACATTATTAAAATTAAACGAAGGTGAACTCGGTGCAGGTGGAAATGATATTTCTTGGAATGTTAACGAGTTTAATGTATTTGCAGTAAGGTCTGATATTTGTTTTATTCTTCCATTTATAGCTGTGTATAATACAACTGCGTGGTCGTATTCATTCGGGAAATCCGTTATGCTTGTGCTCGTTATTGTTTGGTTGGTGGGGTATTGCACCGCTATCAGTACTCCGCCATTTGGCAATACATATACTTTGGAGTCTAATATATACCATACGGGGTCTTTATCGGTGGCTCGGAATATCGAAGCCGTATCGTTAGCTCTCCCCACTTCACCTAAGTTCAACCTTCGTGCTATGTAATTGTTTTTGTGTGCATAGATTGGTCTTATTCCTGTAATAGTTAGCCCAGATGTATTAACTGTCAGAGATTTATAATAGGTTTCTAACTTTTCAGCAGGAATTAAATCAATTACATATTTAATTGCTGAATTAAATAAATCCGTAAGTGCCGTGTCATCGTTTACACTTCCAATTAAACTTTCTATTCTGGTTTTATAATTTGCCATTTATATCTCCAATTTTATTAACGGGGGAGTATTACTCCCCCTTCAGAAAGTTATTAGACGAACTGTACCATATGATGTGACTTCAAAAGTCTCATCCAGATACCCTTAGAACTCTTAATAGAGTCCTTTACTCCGTCGTAATCGTTATCAGTCTTAACATTGTTCTTGTATTCATCGGGTCTGAATACTGCTACTCCAATATGCTCAAGGTTCGGAATAACCATTGTCTGATTATAAGCGTGTCTTAATGATTTAGTTGGCACTAACCATAGAACCCCGTGAGGTGTTTCCAATGCTCTCATTGAAAATCCTATGGTATTCCATTTAGCATCGCCAAGTTGGAATTTACCAGCCCATCCGAATTTCTTATCACCGTCAGCAACTCTCTGAGCTATTGTGGTGATAGCACCTCTTCCTGCGAATGCAAGTGCTTCATCGTTATCTCTTTTATCGAATATGATTTCAGCACCGCCGATAAAGTCGTTGTAAGTTACTGTGGATTTATTGAATTGAAATATATTAGTGTCAGCATCCATTGCACCAGTAGTCCAAGTAATTCCATAGTCTCTGAGAATAGGAATATAACCATAGGTACTTCTTACAACGCCTGATGCTCCTTCGCTGTCTGTCAATGTTCTGAGTGATGCTTCGGAGAATGTTCCGCCGCCGTCCATATTTGTCCCAAGCACGGAAACAGATTTCAATAGTGTCTGTTCAGTCCAGTTTTTATAGCGTTTGAACATTTCTTGTCGCTGGTATGCCATATCACTTGAATAGCCTCTGAGCTTTGCAGCAGCGAATAAATCGCCTGTAAGCTCGCAGCTTTCAGTAATAAGAGCAGTTGAGTTCCATACAACATTAAGTTCTTTCTGGAATCCTAACGGTGCTACATGTCCTTCACCTCTTAGTTTACCAATAGCAAGGAACAAATCACCTGATACAGTTGTTACAGCAACACCTTTTAATGTTTTGAATTTTAACTGTCCGCCTGTTACTGAGCTACAAAATACAACACCTTTAAGTGTTGCTAAAGTGCTGTCCCATACTTCAAATACTATACCTTTGTAGTAATCGTCCACAGTAGTAGGAAGCCCCACAATATTGGCTATTGTGTAAGCACCTGATTCACTTCCATCATTAGCTATTGTAGCAGCAGTTGTTGTTGAGAACTGTTGTTTATAAAATGAGGATTCATTCTCAAACATTTTATATAATGGGTCATCTACTTTTTTTGTTTCTAACTGTTCAAGAACAGTAGTAAACGGGAACATATTTGACCACAGTTCAGCTACTTCCTGCGGGTCGGGATAAAATTGGCGTCTGTCAAGGAAAAGTTTTCCTGATACGCCGCCCTCGAATAATGATTTAATAGCCATTTTTAACTCCTTTGAATTTTACTTAATATCTTGTTTGTTTTATTCCCGCCCTTAATTTCTGAAATAAATTGCTTTTCGTATGTTTCACCTGGCACTGCACCCGAACTTTCAATTCCTGGAGGCAAGAAATCACTTGCCTTTGGTTTTTTAGGTAATGCTGAATTTATATTTTTATTTTTTAATAAATTCAGTGCTTCACCTTTTACTGCTTTGGCTAATAATTTAGCTCCGTTTTTAACATCGGAGGTCATTATTGCTTCAAGCAGATTATAAGCTCCAACGGCATCGTCATCTTCTAAACCGTTTTCTCTTAAATTTGCTATAACAGTAGCTTTAAATTGTTCTTTTTCTTGGATTCTACGCTTCATTTCTTCTTCAGCCGTTATCTTTCTCATCAGCTCTTGGGTTACCTTTGTATTATACTCAGATACCTTTTGCTGATAATCAAGAAACTGTTGATACCATCTGCCTGATTCAGAGTTCGGGTCTGCCACCGCTTCTGTAAGGTCAAAATTAGCAGGTTTAGGAGGCAGTACTGGCGGGAGTTCTACTTTTTCCTCCTTAGGCGGCTCTGGTTGTTGCTGAATCATAGCTTGCTGTAACAACTTCTGAAGTGTTTGTTCGTAGAATTGCTCTTTTTGTTTCCATTCGTTTTCTTTTTTGTGAAGAAGTCTCTGGTATGATTTCCACTGTTTAGGGTCATCTATACCATATTGTTTTAATTCTTCATCACTAAGCTGAAGCAATTCTTCAACTGACTTGGATTCGCCTTGAGAAGTTTCTGGTCCGTTTACAGATTCCTCTATTGGCTCACCCTCTTCCATTTCTCCTTGCACCATTTGAACTTCTGGTTCATTTTCTGGTACTTGGTCTGTTGTCTGGAAGAATTTTTCTTTGTTTTTCATTTTCGATCCTTTCGAGATTTGTTATTACTTACCTCTTTTTTTATTTGTTTAGTCTGGTCATTCATCCGCATTTGTGCGAGATTCACGCCAGCTTTAAGTTCTGATAGTAATTGGTTAAGTTTTGCTTTGGCTTTTTCTTTTTCAATACGGATTTCTGCATTTGTAAGTTCACGCTTTGAAGTTTGCATATCGCCTTGCAATTCCTTAACTGTTTGTTGTAATTGCTCTAACATTTGCTGAGCTTGTGAAATAGTTGAATTTTCTGCAAGTATTTTATCAATTTCTGGTAAATCAGTAAGTCTTAATATAGGTTCTTCGGTCTTTAATATACCTCTATCCCACAGAGCAATAGCAGTTTCAAGTCTTGCACCCCGAGTTGAAGTGAGTGTTGAACCTGAAACTAATTTAATATCGTATCTATTGGATGTAAGGTCGTTTAATATAGTGTCGTTTTCTCTTACATTGAAATATACTTCTTTCGGAGTTGAGTTAGGTCTTATTATTCTGATTACTTTTTCCTGAGTATATACTTCTGGTATCATTTCTGATATTACTTCGGCTAAATCGTTTAATGCTTGTTCGATGTATATTCTTTTATAATAACTTCGTCTTTGTCCGTATTCATCTAATAATACAGTACCGCCTTTTGTTTGCGGGGCTACATTAGCCGCACCGTCTTGAAATTCATAAACTCCGTAGATTCTCTGTATTAAATATTTATCTTCCTGTGTTTGCTGAAGCAGGATATTGCTCATTTGCTGTAATTGTACTACTATTGGTACGCCTACTGAAGGGTCGTAAGTAAAAAACTGAGCGCCTGCTTTCCCCCAATTTTTTTCTAATTTCTTTAAGTCTGTGCCTTCAGGAACGAATACTTTTAAGCTCGCTATATTGGTATGATAAGCAGTTATTAAACTTCTTGCTTTGTTTATTTGTTCTTGTATTGGTTTTGCTAATCTTGCGTCTCCATACGGGAATGGTGAATCTGTATGATGGAGCATTGTAATACCAAAAGGATATTTAGATATAGGGAGTATTTTTTTACCGTATAATTTATCACCAATTACAAGCGTTTCTTCAATTCTGTCAACGAATACTTTTTCCCATTGTAATAATCCTTCATTTAATAATCTCGCTTTATTTGTTATTTCTACTTGTACGGTTGAATTAGGTATTGGAACAACTAATTGCCCATCGGGGCTTGCTAATGTATGCCCTATGTTTTCTGTCCCTGGATACCAATTCCCATCAGTCATCAAATGGAAAATATTCGTTCTATATTGTGATATTCTTAATTTCCAATCTAAAATTTCTTTTTTATCAATTATTGCCTTCTGGTCTCCGATTTTACTTACAATTAACGCTTCTTCATTAGCATATTCGATATATTGTTCTTCTGTGAGTAATCTTTCTATTGTAGTATTCGGGTCAGATATTCTGAACATCGGGACTTTAATTTTTCTATAACGGTCAATACATAAATAATAATGCCCATCGGGTATAAACTCACCTTCAAATACCTGCCCTAAATCTGAAGAACGATTAGAACCCTTATAACGAATTTTACCTTGATAAGTTGCTACCCCTTGTAAATCAAATCCCGGATATTGTCTTTGAATTTGTTCTTCGCTCATTATATATGCAAGGAATATATTTTCAGCATCTTGAGCATTTCGCATTGTACTACGGGGGTCAATATAAATATCTCTTAAATCAATATGTCTTATTTTAATATCACCTTTACCCCAATCAGCGAATGGGTCATAATAAGTCTGGAGACAGAATAATCCTCCATCTTCGAAATTTTCAACTGCTTTTATAAAATGCTGTCTTCCGTTAGATTTATCCCAGATATAACTCATTAAATCTGTAATATCAGCGGCAAGTTGTGTATCGGAGTTTTCCCTTGCTATTGCTAAAAACTGCGGGTCGTTTTGAGTTAATTGCTGAATTGCTTGGTCTCGTGTAGGTTTGATTACATTATAAACAACCGCAGGAATATTTTTTTCTTCTAAAGCAAGTTTATCCTCTAAGGAATACTGAGCATTATTAACAAATTCTATATCTTCGTTTACTTCAGTCTGCCAAGTTTCTCTGTCCCCGCCAGAATAAAGTCTATATAAACGAATAGTTTCGTTTACTATATCTTTATCTTTGAGTTCCTGCTGATAAGAATTATTATCTTTTTCTTGCATTTCTTGGTCATTTAGCATTTTAATACCCTTTAGTTCTCATTTCTTCAATTGCTCTGCGGTTTAGTTCCTGAGTGCCAATGGGAACAATTACCTCCGCTGAATAGTTTTTAGGTTTTTCTTTAATAAAGAAATGATGCCCGCAATGAGGACATTTTTCTTCATCGGGTTTTACATAAGATGAATTTTGACAATTTATACATTGTCTTATAACTCCTACTATCATGCTGTTACCCAGCTTTCTTTATATTTGTTTTCTCTTTCATAGAAAAATGCTTCAAGTTTTTCAGTATCTTCTACTGTATGATTTGGTTTGCTTAAACTTACAGTTGCATAATAAAATCCATCTATTAAGTCTTCGTGTTTGCCTCGTGGATAAGAGACAAGTTCATCTTCTAATTCGCTCATTTTAGGTTTAATCCATACTTTCCCTAAAGCAAAATACGGCTGTAATGAATCAAGTCTTGCTGATTTTTCACTTCTTGGGTTGAATTTTCTTTCAAGCCCAGGAATGAATATGTCTTCCTCAAGTAATCTTTGTCTGAGGTAATTTCTGAGCATTTCCTGATAACCTACGGTTTCTATATGCGCTCTTTGCGGGTGGTATTCTTTAATGTATTTTATGATGGTTTCTGCGTGTGTTACAGGTGGAACATGGTTTCGGTAATAATCTAATACATAGATATTCCTGCCATCGTATCCGACTGCTACAATAGTCGAAAAGTCTGAATCGCTTTTACTCGATGATGCAGGGTCAATACCTAAATAAATATTTATTGGGATTAGTTCTTCTTGAGGTAGTTTTTCAAGGTTTCTGTGGGTTATTTTTAAGTAATTATTACCGTTTTTATATACAACTTCACCATCGTAATACTTCCATCCTCTTAGGATTGCTTCATCTATTACTATTGAGCATCTATACTCAGAATACCATTTCCAAAGCATTCCAATTGATTCAAATTCCCGTTTTTTCTCCATTACCCATTTGTAAGGTCGGTAACTTTCCCAGATACTCTTTTTTTCTTTTTCGTCAATGGCATCGTAAACCCGTGTAACCCATCCATAAGCATTGTTCAGTCTATCAACAATACATCCTTGTTTTATAGGTGTGCCTATTACTATTACTCTTCCGTCTAATGTTAATCCTTCTTTATTGCCGAAGAATTTGCTTAAGTTTTGTTCCATTCTGTTAGCTGTCAGGCAGTTATCCTCATCATCAGGGTCGTCAAGTAAATATAAAGTTACTCTTGTGTTTTTAACAAGCATTCCTCTTGCCTGCTGCCCCGTCCCAATGGCACGAATCATTATGGTCTGAAGTTCATTGTAAAATGGATTGAAATAATCAAATTGAATTTTGTCTTCTCTCCAGATTAAATCGTTATCAAAGTTTATCTTTAAGTTAAATAAATCTTCTATTATCGGTTTTTGCAGGTCTTTTTTAATATCCTGAAGTCTGTTTATTGCTTCAGGTCGGGTTTTGGATTGTATTAAGATTACTTTGTTGCCCCCGTCAAATATTATGTGATGTTTAATTATTGCTTTGGCAAGCGATGATTTCGCAAATCCTCTCGGGGCTTGTATCATTATTTGTTTGATGCTTCTGTCCATAAATAAATCAGCAATTTCGTAATGAAACGCAGGCGTCTCCGCTGTGGTTACTTCTGGAGTGGTGACTTTCATAAAGTATATTAAGTCAGTTGCACATTCCTTGATAATTTCCTGTTTTAATTCTTGCTGGTCCATTTTCCTTTTATCTTATGTCCTTAATTTAATACTATGCTGAATTCTGTATAGCAAAATTCTGTGTATATTCCTTCTATTTCCATTCCGTTTATCTCCCAAATGAATTCTGCATCGTATATTATCGGTCGTATGTAATAGTATCTTGTCATCTAAAACTTAATTGAATATTTTTTTAAGCAATTCCAAAATTGGTCAAAAAATTTATTGTACCAAATCCAAAATTGGTCAAAAAATTTATTGGGTCTTCCCGCCGTGCGCCGTCCCGTCCGTTCCAAAGGCGGGTGGGGTCAAATTCCGTTGAAAAATTTTCCGGGATTTCCTGCTTGACTTTCGGGCTTCGGGGTTCTTTGTTTCTCACTTCCTTTGTTTTTCCTTTCCGCTCCGTTATTTTTCCAGATGCTTTTTGTATTTTGCCGATAAATCTTTCCATTTTCGCAACTTTTGGGGTTTATTCTTCCTTATTTTCGGGCTTTTGGTCGTCTGTTTCTTCAGTTTCTTCGGTTTCTTGGTCTTCTGGTTGCGTTTTTTCGCTGTTTTCGAGGCCTTCGTTTGTATTTTGCCGTGAAAATCTTCCATTTTCGAGGTTTTTGCCCGATGTTTCGGTCGTTAAAGTGATGCTCTTTTTAACCTTACTGGGCAATAAATTACTGTAATCCACCGTGTCTCTTGTCTCTTTGACGATTATCCGGGCTTTTTGCGGAGCTAATCCGTGCAGCTCCAGATATCTGTCTGCGATTTTTATCAGGTCACCGCTGTTTTTATTCTCTTTTGCAATGTTTTCGGCTTCCTTTAGCAGATTAAACCCTCGTTCTGGGCTGATGTCTGCTTGCAGCAACATATTTATTAGTGTCTGATTTACTATTTCTTGGTTGCTCATAATTGTTTTTCTTGCTCTTATGTATGCGATTTTGTCGTCAATAACCCATCTTTGTGTGGCTTTTCCAACTTGTATCCATTCATCTCGTGTTAATCTTTTAGTTTCCTTTTTTATTACAATTTCGCAATATTTTTTGATTGCTTTAATTTGCCAATACTTCCGAGAGTACTGTAGTCGCTTTTCTACGCCTTTCTTTTCTTTCATTCATTTGTTTCTTTAAGGATTATGTTCGTTTGGGTTCTTCTGGTTCTCTGTTTGTTTTTGTTTGTTTTTATATTTTATTTTAATTGGTTTGAGTCTATTATATTTTTTTTTAATTTACTTTAGTTACTTAGTTTGTGTCTGTTTTTTCGGGGCGTAATATTTACATATTGTCTTTACTTCTGGGCGTAAAAATTACCTGCTTTACCCTTTGCAAAAATAATCATTTTTTCTTATTCAAACAATATTTTTGTGTTTCTTTTTGAGATTATGTACTGATGTAATACATTTTCGTAATTGTTGCGTTTTTGGCTTGTATTCGGGGCTTTTGGGGTGGTTTTAGTGATTTTCCTTGTTACCGTGTTTCATTGTGATTCATTTTTGTTTTTCGGATTCTTTGATTTTGCTTTGTTTTCAATGGTTCTGTTCTGGCACAGGGATGGATAGTATTAAAGCAATGGTTCGATTAAAACTCTAATTCTCACCCGGCGGAAGGCGGCCGGGTGAGTAAATAGTCGTTGGAAGGACGGCGAGCCGAAGAGATTATATGGCAAATTTTAGATTGGCGATGATGACTCCGGAAGGAGCATCCGATATCGCAAGCTGTGATAGCTTCAGTGAAGCTCTTCGTATTGCGGAGAACAAGGTCATCGATTACGACTTAAAGGGCACGGATGAATTTATTAGTATATATGACAATGAGAATGTCATCGCAATTGCAAGGAATGATGGGATAGAGATATTAGATAAGAATTACGAATAATCTCAAGCCCTGAATTTTCAATTAACAATGGTATCACAATTTGTGACCTCACCCGGCGGAAGGCGGCCGGGTGAGGAGTCTCAATTCCACTATGGTTCGATTAAAACTGTGCTGGATTGGTTCGCTTTTTTTATTGCTCAAAATTCATTTTTTACTTCGGGGCGTAATTTTTACGCCCTGAATTAATAAATTTTTAACTAATTATTTTTTTTTTTAAACAACAAAGATTTAATTTAATTCTTAAATAAAAAAGAAGGGGCAAAAAATGGAAACTTTGGCAAATACAAAAGACAATGAAGCCAGAATAAAAGCTTTAAAAACAATCGGGGATACTGTGGGAAAATTATTTTGGGTGGGCAATACAATCCATGATGATTTGGATAAATGCTTGACTGTTTTAAATTTAAATAGTACAAATTCGGGATGGTATAAGCCTGCGGCGGTGAGAATAAATGGTTTGACTGGTATCTATATGGTCAATGAAGACGGCTCTTTATTTTGCGAAGCTCGAATAATTAAGCAAGACGCAAAAAAATATCTCATAGAATATTTATCGAACGAGGGTTGGACAGAATTTGAAAACTTATATCACAAATTTATAAATGCGGACTAAATAAATTTGAAAATACTCTTAAAATAAAGGAGCAAAAAAAATGGAAACGAGAAAATCAATAAATGAAATAGAAAAAGAATTTTTAGAGTTCAACTCCCAGAGATTTAATATCTGGGTTAAGAATGGAGTAAAACCAATTTTAGGCGATTTCCTGAACTGCGGTAAGTCTATCGGCTACGGTATAAGATTTTATAATGCAATGCCAACCGAAGATGAGTATTTAGGAGAAGGCTTAACCTTCCACCCAATAAAAGAGATTGAAATAAAATCAAAATAAAAAAGAAAGGAGCAAAAAATTATGAAAACCTACTCAATTGAAGAAATAATCAATAAATTTGGTTATAATCCTTTGCCTTTGGTTGTTAAAACTAAAGTGAAAGATAAATACAGACTTGTTAAACCAACGGATATTTGGGACTCCCTTTTTGAAGATGGAACGGTTAGAAGTTTTGCTTCGGATTCAAAAGGGAATATTTATAGCCCTTATAATACTGATGAAAATCTCCCGTTTAAGATTTGGGTGGAAGTCTCTTAATTCGGGGCGCAAATTTTTCATCTCAAAAAAAGGATTCTTTATGATTGCGAAAAAATTAACAGTGAATAAAATCCCGGTGCTTTTCTTGAGCATTGGGATTTTTGCTAACAAAATAATCGTCCTTAATTAAAGCGAACATTTCATTCGTTGAATCGGTAAAAAATAGTGTTCTTGAAAAATTCATCATACGAATAAAACTTGCTTTTACTTCGGGGTTTTTCTTTGGGCTTAGAAAGATGGAATTTCGCATCCCAAAATTCTAAGCCCGCACTCCTTAGCATACCATCAACTGCACTTCTTGACTTTTTAAGTGCTTTTCTGATTTCTTCTCTGCTCATTTGTTTTTGTCTGTATTTTTCTATGTATTCATTACGGATTTTTTTATGTTCATCCTCCCATATGTCAATGTTGTTTTTAGTGAAAACTGCTCTTAAGTGTTTACGGCTTACTTTGTATTTGTAAGCAAGTTGTTTTATTGTGAATAATTTTTGTTTATAAAGTTCAAAGATTTCTTCATTCCGAATGGTTTTATCGTTCATTTTTGCTCCGTGTTTTTGAATGTTTAAATAATTCCATCATCAGAAATTTGGACCTTAGGATTTTCAAACCTTGTTAATCCCTGATTGAATTCTAATCTGAAATCTCCGACTGAACCGTTTCTGTTCTTTGCAATGATTATTTCAGCTTTGCCTTTGCTTTCTGTACCATCTTCAAATTTGTCTAATTTGTAATATTCGGGGCGGTAAATAAAGATGACTACATCGGCTTCTTGTTCTATTTCTCCGCTGTCTCTTAAATCTGATAAATTTGGTCTTTTGACTTGCCTCTGCTCAACTGACCTGCTGAGTTGTGAAACTGCTATAACAGGAATTTTTAATTCTTTTGCAATTGCTTTTAATTCAGAAGCAATTAAACCCATTTCTCTTACTCTGCTTTCGGCTTTTGCTGTGATTTTTTGCAGGTAATCAATAAAAACTACTTTAATATCTTTTTCTAATTTGATTTTTCGTATCCTGCTTTTTATTTCCTGGATATTCAGTGAGGCACTGTCATCAATGAAGATTTTTAGGTTTCTTACATAATGGCTTGCCTTTAATACATTTTCGTTGTTTTCAAATCTTCCCGACAACAAAGATAAATAACTTATTCCTGAGTTCTGGGCAATTAACCTGCCTGCAAGGTTTTCGCTTGACATTTCAAGACTTATTATAAATACAGGGAAGTATTTCGATATGTTTTCAGCAATGTTCAGCATTAAAGAAGATTTTCCCATAGAAGGTCTTGCTGCAAGGATGTAAAGGTTTCCCGCTTCAAATCCTCCCGTATAATAATCCAAATCCCAAAAACCTGTTTTTAATCTTGAGGTGTCCGCTCTGTTGCTTTTAATAGCATCAATTTGTTCTAATAATTGATTTGTGGGGTCTGATATATGAAAAAAATTAGTTTTTTTCTTAATTGAAATATCAAATAATAATTTTTCTGTTTGCTCTAATAACTCGTTCGTATCAGTTAAATCGTTAGCAGAGCTTAGGAATTTACCAAGTTCCTTTAATCTGTGCCTTGTGTTTTTTTCGATTAAGATTTCACAATGCTTGTCAATAAAAACAGTTGAAATCGAATTGCTGCTGAGCTTTGATAAATAACTTGCTTCTATTCTATGAGGCTTTAAGGCATTATACAGACTTATTAAATCATAATTCTGGTCTTTTGAATATTGTTTTAAGATTTCTTCATAGATAAGTCTTAGATTTTTGTCCGTGAAATGCTCAGGCGTGATTTTGTCACTGACTTTTATCAATGAATTGGGGTCTGATATTAGTCCGCCAATTATTATTTCTTCAATTTCTAAAAGTTTTTCCATTAC